CAGGATAAGTAGCCATTAATCTTCCTCCTCAACGGTTATCCATTCCAAAGCTTCCGACACTATTGGAAATGTTTCGACAAAAACATCTCTACATGATTCTGCAATCTGCATATGTTCTTTCTGTGTTCCATGTGCAGAACGTAAATTTATATAGTGTATCCAAGAACGACAAGATCCAGTCATATAGATCTTAGTGGGAGTACAAAGGGGAAGTACCATTCTAGCGCACTCCTTTGCCACACCAATCTCTAACATCTGACCATATAAGTTAGTAGCAGAACTGAACAAAGTCTTCATCTGTCTTTCTAACTTATCCACAATTTCAGGATCCAAATCATCAATAGAGTTCTGACGATTCTTCACATCTTGTCTTCTAAGTTCTGGTAATTCAATCTTACCTAAGTCACTAGTACTAGCATACCTTTGAGAAAACTCTTGGAATGTAAAAGATCTATGACGTAGTATCTGTGCAGCAATCGCACGAGTTGTCTCAATCTCTAGTGTCATAGAGGATTGTTCAAAAACTGACCAATGATTATGTTTGATGCAGTATCTAAGTAATCCAGCAAATTTATCATTCTCTTGATTAGACGGATTAGAAACTCTGGCAATATACGCCATCAGTTTTTCCGCATCAGGAGTTACTGATACCAATTGTACATTTTTTGCCATACAGTTAGTCGGTGTATCCGTCATCGTCGTCGCATGAGTCATAATGTGGTTCTTTTAATTGAGTCCGAATCTTGGTGGTATATGCATCCACATCAGAATATACTTCCGATTCTAACACATTTACCAGAGATTTCAAGTTTTTGACAACGGCTTTAAGTTTTTCCTTTTCCATTACTAGATATAGTAGTTGAAGTTTATTAACACCCTTTTGGCTGTATCAGTGGAAGTTACTCCACGATGCTTTTCATTTGAATCAAATGTAAGCATACGGTTTTCAACACTGTCAAATTTCATACCATTTTCAAATTCCGTGTATCCATTATTGGTATTAATATAATAGATGGAAGTTATACAGTCGTCAACATCCGAATGAAACGCATGTCCAACAGGCTGAGGTGTTTTCATATTTAGATTAGCTTTACTCCTAACAAATGCCGTTGCATCGAATTTCTGGAATACAGGATCCAAGAGCTCCCAACATCGGCTAACAGGTGCATAATCCAAATATAAACCATGAACAAACTGGAAATGTCCATCCCCAGGCATCACAACACCATCTATACAATTCCAAGGAATCTCCATACCCATAAAGACATCCTGAATATCTCTAAATTGGTTAGGAGGAAGGAAATTCTCAGTTATTTTATATTTCACCGTGTTCTTCTGCCTCTTTCAATAACCCAGATACCAACTTCTCAGTATCATCCATTGTTTTCACAGCAAATATTGAAGACTTCATATACTTCTTCAACCTCTTGTACTTTTTAAGTACCTTCTTATATTCTTCTTGATTGATATTAACATTACCCTGTTTAGGGGTTGGTGTCGATTCCTGTACTGGTTCTTCCTGTACAGGTTCTTGTTCTTCAGTCATTGAGTCACCTTCTTAACAGTAAGTTCGATGGAATCATCATCCATCTCCCATTCCTCATCAACTACATATCCATTCTCAGAGATAGTTTCGTAAATAACCTCTCTTGCATCCTGTTGTGATACACTAGATCTAAAGACCTCTTTTCCAGATTGGTCTTCAATTGTACCATTGGGGTATATGTGAAATTTCTGCATCACTTTTCCTCCTCATCCTTGGGTTTCCTCTTTCTGGTCTTTCTCTCTGGTGGTGTAGGTTCCGCCTTCTTTATCATGGAAGATTTCCATAACTTAGGATTGACTTGACCATCTGACTGTTTCCAAGCTACGACATTTTTATACTTGTCATAGTAATAATCAAACATCTCAGTTGTACTATCACCTAAAGCAATATCGTAACAAGTTTTATCCTCATTACGATATTCAACGAGATATGCAGTATAAGGAAGTTTTTTATCCTTTGCTAACTCTGGATCACAGTTTTCGTGAATTACGTTCAACTTCTATTCCCCCAAGTAATCTCTGGAAATGCTTCGGAAACCAATTCTCTATCAATCTTATACTTTGATGATAGTTGTTTATCTTTTACAAGAATAAGAATATCTGCCTCTTCTTTATGGAGAGTCTCAAGTAAATTAATAAACATACTTTCTCTCTTTATTTTGTTAAGTTGGTCATCACCACCTTTCACAAAACGATAAAACTGTCTTCCACCAGTACGAATAGTAGTTCTCTGAGGCAACCCCTTCTTAGGATCCGCCTGTTGATCACCATCTACTGGTTGATATGGAACAGGTCCGTCTGGAAGCATAGAAACGACACTTTCATCAAAATTCCAGATGAACATCATTTTCATACCATCATTATTACAATGTGTTCTAATGAGATCTACCTTTTTGGACCTAACTCTCTCAGAACCAACTGCGTCTAAGATCTCATTAACCAAAGGATTAGGTGGCAATTCCCGTTTTTTAACTGCCACTGTCCTTGGTTTAGATGGAGTTGCTGCAGCTTTCGCTGCAGGCTTGCGTGTAGTTGTTGTCTTCTTACGAGCTGTGGATTTACTCTTCCTCGGTGTCGGTGTCTTCTTCGCTGTCGTCATAGTTGTTTTCAAATCGAAGTGCTAAAATCTCATCAGGGATTAAATTACCATTTTCATCAAACATTTCGGGGTGAGTTGCATAAGCAACTTGTTGATTTGCTTGTTGAAAAAGAATGTTTTGTTGGGCTAACCATCCTATTATACCACCAATCATCAAAAATGTCACGCACAATAGGGTCATTATAACAAGTGCTGTAGCTTCCATAGCTCCTCTCCGTGGTTAGTTCTTTTTCTTTATGTCTAGAGAGAGATCAATTTCTCTGTTAAAGAGACTAAACCTCATCTCAAAGGTCTTCTTCGGTTCTGGTTTCTTAGGATCTCCTTTTAGTAAAAGTTCAACGCCCTTATTTATGTCAATATCTCCAAGTGACACGTTAAATTACCCGATGTTCTTTAAGGTATCTAATAGCTTTCTGGGCATCACCAATGTGTTTTCCAGCTAACTCTACCTGTGGAAAGGATTTTGAATTTGGGAACTTCGTCTCAAACTCTTCTTCAGTATAATCAACGCCAACTAACAAATATTCATAATCTTTTCCTACCATATCAAAAACCATTTGAAGTTTAGTACAAACGGCACATCCTTCTTTCCCATAAATTGTAAACATAGTTCTATTGCGTTCTGGTATAGGTTCAACGACTTCAACAGTTTCCCATTGATGTCTATAGACGATTAATCCCGTCAAAGTTTCTTCACTAATACAAACGGTAAAATACTCAGGCAATAAGCAAAGTATTCTACCTTCAGTATAAGATCCACCACAGTCAGGAACTCGTACTACTGTGTCGTGTCTGACTTTTTTGGTCTTCGCAGAATCTAAGAAAACTACTTTCGAGTCCTTCGGTTGTCTTGTTGCCCTGCGATACCCAGACATGGCAGAATTCGTAGACGGATCGTACATAATCTAAGGTAAGGTAGGGTTTAAGAGTCAAAAACGATTCCTGACGTAATAACATACGTTCGTCACTATATCTCCAATCTTCACAAGTCATCTTCTTCTCGAGCCTTGATAAATTGATCCATGTGATCAATGAGTTGATCCGCATCAATTAAATTATTAATACTCGAAACCATCTGAGCGATTTCTCTTGCTACAAATGCCCTTTCGGACCTAGCAGCAAATGCAAGTGCGTTTCTTAAACATTCTTCCGCATCTTTCAATGATTCCTCTACTTGAGTTGAGAGTGACATTTTAACCTCCAACGGTATCTATTTGAGTTAGATTATCAGAAATAGAATTCCAATCATCTTGAAATAACTGCAAACCCTTCTCTGTAAGAATATGATTATACATCTTATCAAAGATTGTTGCAGGCATTGTTACAACTTCCGCTCCAACCCTAAAGGTATCGGAAACACTCCTAACGTCCCTCACAGAGGCACCCAGAATGTTGGTTCTAACAAGGTGTTCTTTGTATATATCAGAGATGCTCTTTACTAAATCTAACCCACTAAATGAATTGTCATCCACCCTACCTAAGAATGGTGAAACGTAGGTGGCATCTGCCTTTGCAGCAAGAATTGCCTGTGCTGCAGAGAATACTAAAGTTACATTAGTAGTAAATCCCTCCCCAACAAGAGCCTTACAAGCTTTGAGTCCTTCGACTGTACAAGGAACCTTAATAGTTACATTAGACATTCCCTTGAATACTTGTGCCTGATCAATCATATCAGGAGCCGTATCTGCGACTACCTCAGCAGAAATAGACTCAAAGTGTGGAAACTGATTAGATATCTCTCTAACCACCTCCACTGGATCTCCACCACTTTTACGTATGAGTGTGGGGTTTGTTGTCACACCATCAATAAGACCCGTAGAGTCACGACTGGCGATCTCTGCAATGTGGGCGGTGTCCAAAAAGATTTTCATAATTAATCTGGTTTCTTGATTTTTTTGTTTTGTCTTTTAATCAACTTTGCATATTTTACATCAGAATCTGTATAATATTCTGGATGTTTCTTTGCGATTTTAATCAGTCTCTTTGCTGTCTTTCTAAGATCTTTTCTAGTCTCGTCCGTTGCCAATACGTATCCTCCCTGTTATGAACCTTAATATTTAACATTTCGGATAGGTTGAAATACTCTCTAGGAGTATCAGGCATGGATTCTCTAAGTTTCTGAACTAATAACAATTGTCTTTCTAGTTTAGACATTTGATCTCCGTAATGTATGTAAATACCTCAAAACATCTTCTCTTATTTCTAATAACTCATTATAACACTTTTGGTTATGAGCACAAGCACGAAGTCTATTATCGGGTTTATGAACTGATTCAATAAAGATATCAAGTCCCCGATTATACTTCTCCGACTTAGTTTCCGTATCTACATCTATAGAGTTTTGATCCATTTTAATTATCGAATTTGTTTGTACCAGTGACCATTTTGATCTTTTCGATCTCCATCCACTGATTTTCGACTTCTCCTGCTATATACATGACTTTCTGATCCGTAATATCCCTCTGTTCCAACAAATAAGCTATAGTGTCGGCTAGAGATTGTCTATTACCCTCACCATCTTTAAGATAGATTGAGTAAGTAGTACGAAATTTCCTAACTAGATGTATTCTTAATACAACATATAGTATTAAGTTACTAATTAGGATCAATAAGAAAGTCATCTATATCTCTCAGATACAGTCATTTCCCTAACAAAATCCCTAAAAAAACTTTTAAGAATTAGGAAAAGACCTTTCACTGCATTACCTTGAATCTCATCAAACAAATGCATGTTCAACCTAAAAGCAAAGTTAGCTTCGGTAACAATAGCATTTGCCTGTGACTCATCAATTGGTAAATTATCCAGAGCAGAACGATACTTGGTCTTAAAAGATTTCTTGTCTGGGATAGTTGGAAACTCATAAAAGTCCAATCCACCATCATCAAGAACTAAAACCCTTTCTGCAATGCCCTTAAGAATCTGACCGCCAGATAGATCTCCAAGATACCTAGTGTAATGATGACCCACAAGAAGATATGGTGTATCATGTGCTACTTCTTTGATTCGATTAACATAGTTCTGAGTAGCCTCAGAAGGATAAATGTTCTCTCTCCAATCAGCGCCCCAAAAATACTCACAATCTTTAACAAGTGCATCATGACGTTTTAAGTCCTCAAATGCAAGAGGTCCTATTGTTGGATCCTCTTCCTTTAACCTATCAATCTCAGTTTCTAACGCATGATATACGAAATAGAAATTTGCAATTAATTGACGGTAACTATCTTTATCAAGAACACCTTTAAGAAAACCCTTAATGAATTTAGTGTTTTCAGCTGCGCTATGTGATTCTTTAGTACCGTCTTTTAATCTTTTTGCAAAATCAGTTACTGCCATATCCATTAAGGAATAATGTTATTATTGTACATCAAAATCATCAGTTTGTAAAGCTGGGAAAAAGTGATATTCATTATCCCACCTCAATCCTGAGTTGTTTAATTCGTGTTTCGTAACATTCTCGCCCTTCCAATTCTCTAAGGTTTCAAGAATGTCTGTTAGTTTATGTAATTTTTTTGTTGTGTCATCATTGGATGAATACCCAAGTGCTTTCCGTAAATGCTTCTGGGCTTCATCAAGATGAAATTTTGATACTGTGTTCATATTCTCCTAAGTAATCTACAAATAGAATGCCATCCAAATGATCAATCTCATGTTGAACTACCCTTGCAGGTAGATCTTTAAGTTTCCAATGTTTGAACTTTCCAGATCTGTCTTGAAATTTAACTCTGATCTCTTTGGGTCTTGAAACTTCCCCATGTTCATCAGGAACACTCAAACAAGCCTCATCAAATAAACATTCCTCTTTACTCTTCCAAGTTATCCTTGGATTAATCATCATATAAGCTTCTCCTTCCTGATCAATAGTGATAACTCTTTTGTTAATCCCTATTTGTGGAGCAGCTAAACCAATGCCTTCATATTTATACATGGCATCGGACATTTTATCATATAATTGGTTAATAGTATCGTCCACTACAGGAATCTCAGTGGATACTACTCTAAGAACTTCATCTCCTATTATTCTAATTTCATCTGTCATCTTCTACCTATAACTACATCCCCACCACCATCATCTTCATCATCTTCTTCATCATCCCAAGGATCTTCTACTTGACCACTATTCATACGATCCTGTAGGGATTTGTATAGTGGATCTTGAGGTTCTGTTGTTGGTGTTGGTCTATTAAAATTGACAACTAAAAGTTCATCTCCAGTCTTAACCTCTGCCATTTCTGGATGGGGTGGTTTAGTAACCGTTCTCTTCTCCTCAGTCAATACCTTATTAAGATGAGTATCATCAGCTGCTACCCACCCCTTAGACATCAACCTTACTGCAAATACAAATAGTATTACCCAAGTTAATATAAAAATTACCGTCATTTATCCTCCTCTGCGGGATGATTAAGAATGTAGAACCACACAACAAACAATATGATGATAACAAACATCCTAATTGAACTTGGTGAGGTATCTATCGTTCCTACCATCTGCCTGGTATGTATCTTTGTGCTCTCTGTGCCGTATCCTGTACTATTGGCATAATATCATTCGATACTCTTTCTTCTACAATATCTACAATGTCATCAACTACACTGACATCTAAGTCCATGAATGGTGGAATAATACCAAGTATCCTAAGTAATCCATCAACAAACAATGCTAAGCAAATAAACCCAAGAATCATACTGATGATAGTAGCGTCTCTATTATGTTTACGCATAGACGCTTCATCTATTGCCCTTGCTTCCGCAAGAGCATCAGATACCATCTTATCAACCTCTTTCTTTGTATAGAAGTCTCCTACAATAGGAATATCATGTATGTCTGGGCTCATAGTTTTATTTAGCAATCCCTCCCTCAATATCTAGAAGGAATCTTATCATAGTCTTAAGTAGAGTCTGTATCTTCTGATATATCATCCACTAAACCCTCTTTCTTAAGCTTTTTGTAATTATAACATCCTTCAAAGGTGGGTTTAATCTTTGCAGGGGGAAGTCCAGCTTGTTCTAGAGTTTCATCCAAGAACATCTGGGCTCTTTCATCTTCTGTCATATGTTAAAACGAGAATTGGGGTCATATTTAATTATAACCCATGCAGAATAGACTGCTAATGCAGCTGGTATTAATAGGAAAGGCATGATCTTGAAATTACGATTTTACTATACCACCCTTTGAGTGTTCTGTTAAGGGAAGGCCTAACGTTTTATATTCTAGTAACTGTTTTAAGAAAAGAATCTCATCCTTAAGTTTTTGATTCTCTTTCTCTAGAAAGTCACAATGTTCTTGGTAAATGATTATACTCATAGAATTAAAAAACCCCGATTTTTGGTCGGGGTCTAATTTTTAAACAGACGGGTTTACTATTAGGTTTTCTTTATCGTAAGATATCGCTACACACTCTTCGACATTGATTCGCATTATCGTCACAGTCAATTAGACAGTCAAAGTATTCATCCATTGCCTGGTCAGTGTCACTAAAAGTTAGTGATTCTAGACTATCTTCGTGATGGATCCATTCTGCCATTTGATTATGTGACATTAGGTTACGCATAAACTACTCCTCCATAAACAACAATTTTGACCATAATGTAGATGGTTTTTAGAGCATCTGTTCTCCGTTATTCTACCATTATTTAGTCAGGAAATCCTCAAAATCGACATCTTCTAAACAATTCTTAAAGGCGTAATTCTACTTAAACGGTATACCCTGCACCTACTTTAGCTGGTGGTTCTAGATTAACCGTACCATAAAGTGGCTGATGAGCATGTTCAAGTAGATGATCTACTTTACGATTAAGATCGTCCAGTTTAGCAAGAACTTCTGTTAGATCACACTCGCAAGAAGTAGTTGGTACTGTATAAGTAGTTCCCATAGTATCTACATTATAATCAACTGCACTTGCATAGTAAGCAGGATCATCATAAGCTGTATTACCAGCTCCAGTAGTTACTGTATAGGAAGCAGTACTTCCAGCAGAAATATTTTCTGTACCATCATAATCGAATGATGAGGTTCCTACTGAAACATCTCCAGAATGAGTAATTCTTGGATCAGATGCTGGATCATAATCATTTGCTGAAGTACCTACAGAAACTTGTGCTGCTGCTACTGCTGCATCCGCTGCTGCTTGTTGTTCCATTCTCAACCTATCTTCAGGTTTAATATAGGCTCCAGTTTCAGGATCATGAGATCCATCGTTATATGAATTTGTCATTTTTCTATTGATTCGGGT